ATAGTATGTTGATCAAAATTATCAGCACTACTACTATATAATTGGTAAGATGATGAAAGATAATTAGAGTAGTATAATTGTTTTATACTATTATATACTAATCGTCTATATTGTGTTGCTCCTGATGCAGAATCTGTAGTTTTAGCATCTGATGATGAGTAAAACACACTACTAGTGATATTTTGCCCAACAAACATTTTAATTCCTAAAGAGGAATAAGAAGCAGTTGTTACTTGCCAAAGTTTATTAGCAGCATATGGTAATGTTTGAACATCCGACGCTTTTAATGTTTTGAAGGCTCCACTCATTCATTTTAGAAATCTAACTTAACTCTTATTAATCCTTCTTTTGTAAAGTCCTTAGTTAATGGACGAGATAATTTAGCAACTGCTAAAAGATCATTATTATCATTGTAAAGTCCTACAGTTGTTGGATAAGTTTGTGGATTATTAATAAATGATGAATAAACAAAATCACCACTACCACTTATCATTGAAGGATTTGTTGTATAATTATAGTCTGCGTTTTTAATTCTAATAAATACGTAATCTGATGTAATAGTTTCTTCAGAATTCAAATAAAAACTACCTGTTGTGTTAATTACACCTGAGCTACTAATAGCATTAAAAACATTCATTATGTTACTTGTAGCTATATTACCTGTTTGTGAAATAGATAAACCTATTCCACCATTTGCCGCAGATAGCGCTAAAGCTCTTGGATTTAATATAATTAAACCTACGTCTGGTAAATATTTACCATATGATCCTGAAACCGTATAACCTGCTGTTGCACCTCCAGCTTGAGCAGTTGTAGCTACACCATTACTTCCGCTTACTATATCAAATATACGTCCAGCATCGCAATAAGTAATAGTTGTTGCATTTCTACTATTATCTGTTAATTGAATTTGAGTTGAACCTGAAAGGTATAAATTAAATGTACCTACAAATAATTTTTCTTTATATCTAGCTCTATTAATTGCAATAGGAATTATATCTACTGATGCAGTATTACCTGTTCCAAAGTTAAATAAACTATTTTCATCTCCATATACTAAATTTCTAAATTGTCCGTAGATTATTCTAGAAGGAGTATTTGCTGGTACTAATGAATTAATAGCTACTGAACCCGAACCCGAAATATGTCCATAGGCTATTGAAAATTGAACTTCTGATCCTGAAATAGTTGATCCTGTATTATATACATCTAAGAAATATCCTGTAGATGAATTATACTGAGTTGATGCAGTAAAAAAGGTTGAAATTCCAGGATTACCATTGCTAAATAATGTCGATGCGATAGAATCGGCACTTATTACTAGATCTTCTGGATTTATTTTAGTAAAACTCATATTTTAAGCTGTTGTTTTAATTATTGTTACAGGAATAGTTACACGTGCACCTGAGTCACGTCCAATAATAGTTAATATAGTTTGTAATTGAGAATTTGTACCAAACAATGTATTTACTGTAGTTGCTGAAAGGTTTATTGTCGTTCCTATTACTGTCTTACTTACATTAGTTCCTATAGTAGTAGTACTATTAGCTTGTTGGGCTTCTGGTGTATTGATACCTAAACCTGCAAAATTTGCCATAGTTCTTACATCTCCTATGGTAGCTATATAACCTGACGATTCATATGTTGAAGAGGCTCCAAGATAATTTAAAGTTTGAGGAGTTATCGCAAGAGATGCACCTTGACGAATTGATATTGAATTATAACCCACATCTATCACAGGAAGTTTTGCAGTTCCACGAGGTAATGTAAGAAGTTTATATTTCATTATTTGAGTTTCATCAGGGAATGCTTCTAATAATGGAGTGTTTTCAATAGCTTCACCATAATATGCTGAACCTGACGGGTGGTTTGGATTATACATGGTATAATCAATCTCATCATCTGATAATGAAAATTGTGTAATTTTAAATGATCCATCCCCTCTTGCAAGAAGTTCTCTACCACGTTTGGTAAGAATTGCGTCTGTTGAAATTATTAAATTATTTAGAAATCCCATTTTTAATGTATTTTATATATAAATATTGTAAACTTTTAAGTTTAACCATTATTTAACTCTATTAATTTTTGTTTTACTTCTTTTGTTATTATGTCTATATTTTTTAATACTTCTGGATGTAAATTAATAGGTACTATAAATCCATATGAAGTTTGGCCCGGAGTATTTTGATAATTTACAATTACTCGGGTTTCATCTGGTTTTTTTCTTAGAAAAACTATATATTCTAAATTAGCAATAGTTTCACTTCCAAAAGATGGCTCTACTGTTACACATATATTTGAACCGGTAGATATAGCATTTATCTCATATATTCTTATTCCATCTTGATTTTTAGTAATTAAATAATCATAATAATTAAAATAAAATAATTCATATCCTTCTCCAAAAGCATTATATAATGAAGAAGAGGTTGGTATAAATTGTGAGCTACTATAATAATTATTAAAACTTGAAGTTAAACATAATGTATTATTAGATATATTTTCTATAAATGATCCTCCACTACCTGTAATAAGTGTGTTGATAGTAGTATTATCTGCTAAAGTTACTTGTCCTGAAGTTCTCCAAACTCTTATAAGATCTGAATCTGAAGATGATACACTTGCACTATATTCTAATTTTTGTCTAGTTAATTCAAAATATATTTTATCATTTTCAAGTAAAGGAAGTAATGAAGTTACTTGAGATATATTTTCATTTGGATTAGAATAAGTAATATCAAAGTCAGTACTATATATGTTATTAGCATATGTATTTTTAAATACTTTATATGAATAACTAGCTGAGGGACTATGATATATAGTTGATGGTACCTCTGTTACTATTCCACCTACATCATTAGCAGTTATTACTACCGTTCCCGATAAAGCTTGAATAATTCCACTCTGTCCAAGAGTGTAATTTGAACTAGTAATTTGGTAACCAGTACCTAAACTCCAACTTACATATGTTATTGATAATGCCATAATTTTTTAAGTATAGTATTGTATATTTACGGCTATTATATCATTAGATGATACCCCAGTAATAACTTTAGTTTCATCTACAGGATCATTAGCCGTCCAACCACTGGTATATTGAGTAATACCATTTTTACTCCAAATTATGTCACCACCTATTCCACCAGTTGAGAAGGGGTGTTCTACTCTTACTGATATGCTAGAAGAAGCAAATGTTATACTATTATCTATAGTATTAGAGTCATTTACATTAAGGATCTCAGTATCAAGTGTAGTTATAAATGATCCAGTCCACCAATCAGAATCTTGAGCTGTAGATACACTCATACTAATTTGAAGAATATTTGCGGTACTTATATCATATCTAATAACATTAACAAAATTTGAAGCAGATATATTTAAACTTATATCAAATGAATATTGACCATCACTTGGAACTTCATAAAATTGAACTACTGGAGCATTTGAAGTACTAAAGTCTGTACCAGCATTTATTACTCTATATAATGAAGCGGTTACTGATCCTGAAGATATTTTATCGTTACTACCATTAGATACATTAAGTAATCTTCCTGATGTTGTAGAAGACTGTTGCATTAATATTTGAGTATCGGATGATGAAAAATATAATATAGGTTCAAATGAATATCCACTTAACCAAATTTCTTTACTTCCTTCTAATCGTTTTTTATTACTATATTTTAATACATCAAATTGAGCTATATTTAATATGTCTCCTCTTTTAAATGTATTTTGAAGTTCAAACCAATTACTATTTCGTAAATTTAATTCTGTTAATTCACCAAATTCATCTACTAAATATTTTAATTGAACTTCACTTTTAGGTCCTAAAAATAAACTATTAGTTACATTAGTAAATAATCCTAATTTTCTAACATTATTATCAATAGCGGCTGTTTTACCATATGAAGAGTCTCCTTCTGTATAAGTATTATATGTTGTACTAAATGTTTTAGAACCTAAATATCTTGGATTTATATGTCTTTTTAAAGTATAATTACTATCTTGAATAGGAGCTTTAACAATATTTGATTGTGACATAACTAAACCCATATTAACCGCGATTGTAGGATTTGTTGAAAAATCCAAATCAAAGTATTTATTAGACAATCTACTTTGTGTAACATTATTTAATAATACATTATAATCTGAGTGTTTAAAAGCATTTAACCCAAAACTATTTTCTCTTCTTATAAAAGTATTATTAGGTTGTAATGATTGATCAGTAACTTTTAATACAGATCCACTTATTTCACCAGTATATCTTTCAGATTTATGGGTATCTCTTTTATTAACATTACCTAATAATGAAGGGATAGATTGTGTATAAGCATAATTATAACTTTGTTTTAAAACTCCTCCTTCATCTCCACTAACCTCAATCATATCAATAGATTGACTATATGATATATTAGTTATTGTAGGTTCATTACGTTTATACTTTGGACGTTCTAATAAATGTGGTTTAATTATAATACCAGTAGAAACATTTACTCTAGCAGGAACATAATCCTTTATCATTTTAAATAAAGAATTGTTATAATATTTTATTAATCTTATAAAATCAAATACATTATAAGATCTAATATATTTCTTAAAATAGAATTCTCTTAAATTCTTTAAGTTATTATATGTTATAGAACTCGCTTCTCTTGGATCACCAATATAATCATCAATATTAAAATATCCTAATTGATATATTATATCATTGTTAATTTGATCTTGAGGTGAGAAAGCTACTTCTAAAGTATTTACGTCTTTAGTTAAAGAAACTTCAGGATTTTGTTCTATTTTAGTGTTTATTGAAAGAATACTTCCTGAAGCATTATCTTCTGAACTTATTCTTATTTTATCATTTGTAGGTTTACCTAAACCTAAATTACCTGATTTAAGATAGTAAAAATCTGTATTACCTGTGTAAACTATATTGCTTCCTAAACCAAAATAAACATCTTGACCATATATAGCTACTCCATATAATGTTAAACCAGGATTAATAATTTGTCCGTATGAAGATACAGTATTATTCAATATAAATGATCCGGTACTTGCAGCCGAGCCAGTAAATGCTGGATGGTTTGAAAATATTATTGAACTTTGAGTAACAAATAAATCATTACCTAAAGGTAATCTAAATATTAATTTATTATATGATGAAGTTTCATTTATGCATTCTATTGATAATGGACTTAAGGTATGTCCTATAAAATTTTCAACAGGTAATGGAGTAGCCCAATATCTTAATTCTTGGAAAAAACCATTAAATTTAAATGTACCCGAACCTGAAGATATTTTTTGGTTGTTATCTTGACCTCCTAAATGAGCAATAAATGAACTAGTATCATATAAATTCCATGATCTATTATATGAAGATGATGTAGATCCAGTAATAAATAAACTGGATGATCCTATGTAGCCTATAGTTTCACCATCATGTCCTTGATATATTGAGTTTGCAGCATATAACCAATATCTATTATTATTTGTAATACTAGAAGATACTAAGCTTCCAGTTTCTCTATAGATCATTACATTCCACCATTCATTATCAAAGAAAGGTAAATAAATTGGAGCACTATAAATGTAACCTTGAGTTCCAGACATTACTAATTTTAATTGTCCATAATCATTATATGCTCCTGTACTGCTTTGTGAAGTATATAATAATTGAACACCAAATTGTGTACCACTTCCTGAATTTACTTGAAATAATGATTGAGAATAAAAATTAGGTGAAGTAGGTATACCATTTGTTTTGAATCTAAATTCAATTGTGTCAGGTACTATACTTCCTGATCCAACACTTGATGATAGACTTTGATAAAATGATGGGGCCCATGGAGTTACTACATAAACCGATCCTGTTTTGGTATTTAATGCGTAGCTTAATCGATCAAAATACTGTTCAAAGCTTCCACTATCTTTATCTGTACCTCCAAATTCATTTATTCGTAAAATTGTGTTAGGAATACCATAACATGCAATAAGAGCACGTAAACCACGTTCTGTTCCTTTAGTTTTTAATAAGAATGGTAAATTATGATAAATTCTTTTATAAATTTCTTTATCAATATCTGCTCCTGTTAAACTATATTGTGAGGCAGTTACAAAACTTGTAATAGCTTCAGATCCTGTTGAATATTGATATGATCCAGATGGAGTTACACCCAATAAATAAGAGAATATGTCTGCTGTTGTGCTAGTATTAGAATATAATTTTACCCCTAATGATTTTAACGCATAAGATACTAAATCTTTTGAAATTCCTTTATTAAGATTGTTTTGTGCGTCATATAAATCAGTAATTCCCTTAGAATAAAGCCAAATATTATCAAAGTGTTGTCCTATCATGTGTAGGAAAACTTCATATCCTTTATTTTGTTCATCTATTCTTAAATACTCAGGAATAGTATAAATTAAATTATCTTGATTATCTCTATCATATATTGAAGCACTATATAATTGTCCTCCATATAAAACATCATTATCATTATCACTTCCTAACCAACTTATAGCAGTTGAAGAAGTAATTTCATAATTAATATATGGTTTTGATGAAGATTTTTTAGGCCAGGCTTTAGAACCTGATTCATAATATAAGTAGTATTCATATCCATCAAATTTTTCAATTAAATTATTTATATTATTTTCTAATACAGCTTTAGATGATGAAATTTGTGGAGTTACGATAGCGTTTGCTAATACATTAATATCACTTTTATAACCTTCAATTAATTTTAGTTTATAAGCAAAATTTAGTAATCTTTCTCGTGCTGATGAGAAATGAACAAAATTTTCATATTCAGTGTAATCAACATTTATATCTAGGCTCTTTTCTTCAAGCATAGATTTAAGTTGTTGATATGAAGATGTAGAAGTAGTTGAAAAGAAACTGTTATAATTAACATAATCGACAGAAGGGTTTACTTCTTCATTTACTTTTATGTTAAAGTTAGGTCCTTTTAATTGATATTGATTAGCTACTATCTCATTTATTATTTCAAAATCAACTTGATAAACAATTGGATCAGATAATTTATCTACAATCCAAAATTGGCTTTTTACATCAATATCTGTAGGTAAAGGTTCATAAAGCTTAATTAATAAATTATATTGTGATGGATCTTGTTCTAAAACAATATTTACACCTATTAATAATCTATTTTCTCCAAAATTTAAATAAAAGTCTTTGTAATATGGATCATTATTAAATTTAACAATAAAATCATTATATAAACCTTCTAATTCAGTATTAGAAATAAGATTATTAGAAATTCTTAATTCTGTTCTATCAGTTGAGATAGTTTTAATGAAAAATTTATTATTTACATCACTAGTAAATAATTTTCTATGAATGTTATATTCAAGTTTAACTGATCCATAATCGTAACCCATATTAATTGAGTCTTGGGTTGGATCTAATGTTAAATCAGTTATTAGATTATTATTGTCTGGTAAAGATTTTAATAAGCTTTTATATCCTGTGTAATTATAATTATTTTTTAATAAATTATTATTTAAGTCAAATAAATGTAACTCAATATAATCTTCTGGTAAACCAAATTTACGTTGGAGTTCGATTGAATTTATTAAAGAAATATCCTTATCAGAATATTGCTGATCTTGTCCTAAATTTGTGTTTAATTTTGTAACTTTTGAGTTCATTTATTTAATTTTATAATACTACCATCTTTTAATCCTCTCAAAAATTCATTTATACTAAAATCTCCAGTACCATTTTTAAATATAATTCTTTTTCCTCCATCAAATAATTTATCTTCTACTATATCTTCTATTTCTCGAACATTATATAAATATTCTATTTTATATCTATCTCCTATTTTAGGATATTGAATTGCTTTTATTTGAATTTCTTTTAATATAGTTGTTAATTTAATCATTATATAAATCTTATATATTTAGTTGATATTGAGACATTTCCATAATTATCTTTTAAAAAAGAAATATTTCTTGAATTCAAAAAATTAATAAGGTTTTGTAATTTTTTAGTATGTCTAATTTCACCCCTAATACTTACTGTGTCATCATTATCATATAAATAAAAAAAATATTTATATTTCCCTATTATAAAATCATACGCTTTAGTTTGACCATCTGGATGTACCCAAGCAAGATCAGCTTTTATAGGTTTAGAGGGTTGAATTTGGATTTCTTGTAATATGTTAGTTAACTTGATCATTATTGTCTACCACTTAATTCAATTATATTTTGATTAGCCTCTAATAATTGTCTTCTTAGATCATTAATTTCTTGTATAAGAGCATCAACATCACTAGATCTAGATTCAAGTCCTACATAATCACCACTTCTTTTTACCATATATTCATGTGAATTTACTTCACCTGTTGGTTGAATTTCATAAAATAAATCATCATATAATTGAAAGAAATATTCAATTGTTTGAAATTGCTCTATATCTTGATTTACTGGTATTAATTCTTTAAAAGTAATATCAATAACTTTTGGATAAGTTGTTTTATTAAATACTGAGCGTTGAATTGGGGATGATTGGGTCATTATCTTTTTACTTTAAAAGTTAATTGTTCATCATCAAATACTATTGTTTGTCCATTAATTATTGTTTTAACTAATGTACGATACCATCTTTCTGGTTCTAATCCACCCATATCTAAATCAAAATAACTACTAGTAGCATTACTATTAATTACTGTATAATTAGTATCAAAATCTACTACTGTTTCTTCAGTATGTAAATCTTTTATAGCATAATAAGATTGTGATGGTAATATTCTATTATTTAAATAAACTGATGAAGTTGTAAATGTTCTTGTTGGAAATTTATCTCTAACGTTTACATTAAATCTATATATTTCACTTTGATTATATTCTCCTTTATTATTTCCTAAAGAAACTACAATTTGATTATTTGTAGGAACAATACTTGAGCTTAAACTACCTGTTGTCCAAGTATGATCATTATATCTAAATTCTATTTGAGGAGGATATATTGTATGAGTATCTTTTGAAAAATATTTTAATTCAAAAATTGAACTTGTATTAAATTCAAGTGAAGAAGAATGTTTTAATAATAATCCGTTATTAGGTATAGTTCCACTTACCCATAATCCTACTAAATTAGTAACATCCATTTCTATGTCTAATGACGATACATTAGAAAACGATTGTGATGCACCAGATGAAGATATATATGAACTACCAGTTATACTCCATAATGAAGTATCAGTTTTATAATTCCAACTTGCTCCATCAGTAGTTTCTGGAATATTTGCTTCACGACCTGTACCCATATCCCAGCTTTGTGATAAAGGATAAGCATATAAAGTATAATTAAATGGTACTGCTGAGGCTTGTGCTAAATACAATTTTAAATACGCCTTCCAATTGGCGTTTCCAATTTTGTTTGTGAATATCGTAGAAAGCGATGCAGAAGAAAATTGAATTAATACACGCGCGACTTCACCACTTGATTGAGCGTTGTTACCTGTTGATATAGTTGAATTAAGTGCTGTGGAAAGGTCAAGGATTTCATCTAACCCTGTATTTTTGTTAGGATATTCTGAGTATATTGTTGTGTCCTTTTCTGGGAATAATTTGTAAATCATTTAAAATTTTGTTAAGTATATTTCAGCACTATTAAAACCTGTACCAAAGCTAACCATATGTTTATATTTACTTATATCTAATTCGTCACCATTATCTGAGTCTTCTGCAATAAATACTTTGAAATCTTCTGGTCTAGTAATATTATATAATTGTTTAAATTTATTAGAAATATCAATATTATCATTTAACATTCCATCATGCTCATTATAAAATTCATCATAAGGTTTATTTGCAATCTTATGTTCTACCATATCTTTAAGAAGATAATATATATCATCATTTTCCTGTACCAGGTTGATTACTTCTTTCCATATACTGTAGGGATTTAAACCTCTTATTTCTATTTCTTTTAATATATTGGTCAATTTAGTCATAAATATTAATATTGTGATGTTCTTCCTTGAATATCTATATTTGGAAATTTAACTTCCCAAATACTTGGATCCATAGATGGATATACTACTCTATTAACTGTTGCTCCAGTTATGTCATATCCATATTTACTATATCCATTAGCTTCTCCCGATTTATTAACTATTTCAATATTTTTAACTGTTTGGACTCCATTAATTTTATCAAGTAGTGTATACAAATTAGATAAAATAATTGGTTGGTTAATTTGCCAATTTGTTATATTAAAATATTCTTTTAAAGCATCAATACATCTAAGAATTACTTCTTGATTATTAAAGTTAGGTAAAGTTACTATATCAAAGTTAATACCTATATTAATTATAAATGCATCTTTAATATCAATTGCATCAGTTAATAATCTATATTGACTAAGGTATGTTTTTAGATTTTGTTTTGTTACAGGTGAACAAGTAGTTAAAGTACCATCTATACCTTGAGATAATACGTACATAGATATTGCTAAAGGATTATTAGTATTATTAGCAGATTCTTGAATTACGTGAGCTTTAGATATTATTCCAAATTTTGATGGTAAACTATAAGCTCTAATTAAATAATCATTTAATGTAACTGCTCTTTGTTGAGCAGGAAAAGTAGATAATATATTTAATCTTAATTCTTCCTCAGTATCTCCATTTCCTCCACCTATTGAAGCAGAGGGGTTTGAAATTGCTAATGAATTAATTGCTATACTTGATAAAGTAGGGTCTAATGTTCCATATCTAAATGAACTTACTATATTTGTTATATTAGTAATAGTATTTGCTGGTACATTTGAAATTGTTCCTCCACCTTTAAGATATTTTACTGTTAAAGTGGTATTGTAAGGTGCTATACCATATGTTTTTGTGTATAGAAAATTAGAAGGGTCATAAGCAGTAGTCATTTTACTAATATTATCTACTAAGCCTAAACCTACATTTTCTAAATTAGGAATTATTAATTCATCTAAATCAGCATCATTACCTACTCCAAATTGAAGTTCAAGTTCTTCAGTTGATTTAAATCTACTAACAAATCTTCTAGGAACTTTTTTTAATTTTAAAAGATATGGAGTACTACCCTTGTATGAGTAAAAATTTGGATCATTAGTTATATCATTAGCTACTTCTTCATAAATTGTTTCTTGTGCTAAATAAGGTACTTCATACCATGTATTACCATCTGAGTCTACTACAGAAGATATTTCTATTATATCTGTATCTGAAATTAGAGCTGTAGGGAATCTTTCTACCAACCCAAATGTAAAAGTTGTTTCTTCTTCTGTACCTGAGATGGCTTTTATTTTCTTTTTAAGTAAATAATATGCAGGAAGGTTACTTGTTCCATCAATACTATAGACACTTACTTCTGTTGGGTTAAGAGATGAAGATATAGTAAAATCTATTCTATCTTTAATATAAAATCCAACATCATTAACAGTAGATTTAACCTGAGCACCAGGATTTATTGTTAATGCGTATCTGTAGTCCGGTACTACCACTGAAGCTGATGAAATTGAAGGTACAATTTGATATACATCTAAATCTGCTACAGATACAGATGTTATTTTAGGTTTATAACCCATCATGTAAGCTAATGAATATAAATTTTCTTTTTCCTTAGCATACTGTGTAAATACTTCTTGAAATTGTGAATCTTGATAAAAGGCTAGTACATCTCCAATATATGAAGCCATTTCCATAAACATTGTACCAGGAGATGCAGGGGTAAAATCGTTATAATTTTGAGGATAGTATGTTTTAGCATACTCCATTAAAGCTTGCTTAAATGAACTAAAGTCTTTATTAAGATATTGTATGTTTTTTGTATTATTCATTTAGTAATATGCTTATTTCATCGTTTATGTTTGAGTTAGGAATTGAATATTTTATAGAGAAAAAGATTTTATTTTGATCAGGAGTACCTAATAATTTTAATTCTTTTATTTCTACATTTTTAAATTCACGTTCTAAAGTTTGTTCTATTGCTAATTTTGCTTCTTGTAAGTTTCCTTCTGTAATTTGTTCAAATAAAAGTCCTCTTAAATTTCCTCCAAAATTAGGATTCATAACTCTTTCATTAGCGTTGGTAAGTAAGTAATTAATTATATTACTTTTTAATTGATCTTGTGTAGTATAAGTAGTATTAAACACACCTGGCCCATTAAATGGGATAGATACACCAATTCCTACTTTTCTTAAGTCTAACGGATCAATATTTTTTACTTCATATGCCATTACATAGGAAAATTAAAATCTTTCATATTTGTTGGTTGCCAATCTTGCATTTCACCAATATTCATATTTTGAGCTAATGCTCCATTAACTACTCCTACAGGACTATTCATTTCTACCATATCCGAATTCATTCTAATTGATTGAAAGTCTTCTTGAGTCATAGTTTTAGCAGTTTGTGCCAAAATACGCTTAATAGGATCCATATTATTAGTTTGTGTACCCTGGTATGAATAATTAGGTCCAACTGGTTTAACTGGTTGTTTTGGTAAAAATTCCTTATAATTTGGTGTAAAATCACGAACAAAATCCTGATGTGCTTCCACTAAAGGTTTAGTATTTTGTAATTCTTCACGAATTATTTTAGGTAATTCTTCTTTTATCGCTTCCCTTAATGCTTCTTTAATAAGCTTTTTAAATAATTGTGCTTTAGGTGATAATTTTTGCGTTTTCATATATATAAATATTTTATATTTGTGTTTTTATATGGATATTCCTAGAAGTCCATCAGATTTATGTATTAACCATTCACTTTGTGCTTCAGCCACGTCCACTTTCTT